TTCTTTTTTATTTGCCATGTCGTCAGGATGAACTTTTGTCCAAAGTGTAAAGTGTTTTCTTTGGATAATTTTAGGGTTATCCTCGAAGAAAATTTGAAGTACGTTATAACCTAAATTAAATGCGTGGTTTGAAATTTTTGTAAGTAGAGTTGATTTACCAACTCCTGTTGGAGCTAATACTACCCCTATCTCACCTTTAGCCAAACCACCCTTCAATAATCTGTCAATAGATGGTATACCCATTGGGATTGGGTGTCTGAAATCTTCATTTAAAACATCATCTAAATTAGAGAATACGTCAGACATTCCATCTTCTCTTTCTCCTACTTGTAACGCCTCTCTGATAACAGTTTCTACTGTTTCATAATTTTCAAACTCACCGCCATCGATGACTTTTTGTGCTTTAGTTATTGCCTTTTGTAACTCTTGTTGTTTACAAAATTTCAATGCTTTATCTTGCACAAAAGAACCTCCATCAATAGGAGCTTCTTTAATTTTGTTCAAAGTATCTAATACAATTTTAGAAGCGAGTTCTTGTTGTAATTCAGACTTTGTAATTTGTTCTAATGTTTCGAACGTGGGAGTATGCTCGTATTTTGAATAATACTCCTTTATCATTTGTGTTATTATTTTGAAGTACTTATTATCAAAATAATTAACATCCATAACATCAATGATTGACCTTGCAAAGTCTTTATCAATGATAATCTGATTCAATAATTGAATCTGAAAACTGTTCCCTAAATAATCAAAATTTTTGTTTGTCGCCATATTTTTTCCTCTATTGTTTTAATAAATATTAGGCCTTAAGAGGAATGTCCAAGTACTCGTATGTTAATTTTTTGGAAGAAAAAATGTCAGTTAAATCTGAAAGTAGAGTTTTTATGTGCGGACGGATGTCTACGGTGTATCTTATTTTTGGCGGGAATATTTTAGCATCCATCATTCTATGACAAATTGTCACATCATTTAATTTAATAAAAATTTTAAAGTGTTCTGGACCATCGGTATTTGAGGTGTCTAACACCGCAGGATTAGAAGCAATCTCATAAGAATTTGCTAACATGTAATCCACGGTTTTCATCTTTAAATCATATTCTAGTAATTCCTTAAAAGTATGTAGATACTCATACAATTCCAAAGAGTTTTTAGCCTCAGGATTAAAGTCTCTAACATTGAAAAATCTTTGAACGATAATATTATCGTTAACCATCATAAGGAATTCCAATTTTGTTGATTCTTGTTCTTTCATAATTTTTGTTTTATTTGTTTTTGAATTTTTTCTTTTCTTTTCTTGTTAATTTTAAAAATGGGGTTAAAAAATTTACCCAATTATTGTCTCCTTTAGGTAGAAACTTGAAGAACCCATCTTCCATCATCATTCTTATTATATTTCTGTGCCCTCTACCATCAGGGTCTAAACTTTCAGAGTAATAAAGTTCAACAACTTCTTTGCCTTCTTCAGTTATTAATGGTTTTGATAAATCTACTATTTTTTCATTTATTTCAAAAAATTCATCACCATATATACCTGTTTTAGTTTTACCCGTTAGTAAATTATTTAAGACAGTGTTGTTCTTATCTTGTTCAAACAACTCATTAGCTTTTTGTAAAATATCGGTTATTTTTAAAGGTCGGTCAAGTAACTCAGGAAATAATTTCACTAAAGTTTTTTCACCTAAATAATATATCCCATCGATATTATCCGACTTATCACCCATTAAAATTTTACAAATCTTTACGTTGTGATGAGGTACTTCAATGTCATACATTTTTATATTATCACCTTGTTTGTAAAGTTTTTTTGTGTTAGGTGAATAAATGGATACTCTATCTGAAATTAATTGTGTGAGGTCTCTGTCACCCGAAAAAATAGTTATTTGTTCATTTTCTGAAATTTGACAATAATATGCAATAAGGTCATCTGCCTCATTGTTCTCAATGTTTACTTGTCTAATAAACATTTCTTCCAAATATTGTTTAATACGTTCCTTTTGTGTGTTAAAGGAGGTTACTTTAAACTCATTTGTTTCTTGATTTCGATTTTCTTTATATCTAGGATATATGATTTTTCTACTATTCGAACTCCCTTCTCCGTCCCAAAAAACAACTACTTTATCAAAGTTATCTTCTTCAATAAAACGTCTTAAGGTATTTAAAAAGTGCCAAGTACCACCAACATGATTTCCTTCATGAAAGAAGTCCTTGACACCGTGAAATCCAATTTTAAGAAGATTATTACCATCAACAAGTAATGTCTTGTTCATTTTATAATTTTAATTCGGTTTGTTACTCTACTTCTTCTTTTTCTGTTTTCAATACAAAATCGCCATCAACACCAATAATTTCTTTCCAATATTCGGCGTATTCCGCTTTATATTTTTCTATTGATGATTTTTCTTCAGCCGCGTCTTTACCAGGTAAAAACCCGTGAGGTGTGACAATTATTTTACCATCTTCAAACCCGAGTCCGTTGATGTGGTTTTTAAGAACCGAAACTTTTGTTCTTGATGCAAACTTAACAGTTCTTTTATCTTTAGTCGCGGTTATTTTTGTGGTTCCCGCCCCTTTTTGGTTACCAAATAAAAACACTAATGATGAATTTAACCAAATTGCTTCACCACCTTTAGCTTTAATCTTTGGTTGTCCAAAAGGATTGTCAGGTAATTCAACCCAAGGTTGGTTAACGATAATCAGAGTATTTTCATATTTTGAGTCGGCCTTTCTTGAACCTGAGATACGTTGATTGATACCCATACCAATTTTATCTGCCAGTACAGAAGCATTATGTTGTTTTCCTCCTTTACCATCGTAAGTCATTTTACAAGGTACTGAACCTACCGAATCCCACATTATACACAATGAATAATCTAATTCACCTTTTTCTTGTGCATCTAATAGTTCATTGATGTAATCAGTAATCTGTTCAATGTAATCAAAGTTATTGTTAAATAGGAAAAACCCATCCCATCCAATTTCACCTGTTTCTTCATCAACAACTTCATCACACTCTAAACCCATTAATTTTGAATGTTCAAAAGACCATTTTTGTTCTGTAATAATAAAAACAGGTAAGATATTTTTTCGTTGAGCGTCAACCGCAGTTTTGATTAGAGCAGTTGTTTTTCCTGTATCGGAGTGACCTAATAACATATTTAAATGTCCGATAGCGGGGCCTGGTAACCCAACCGCGTCTAAGAACTCAGGACCCAAATCAAAGTATCTTTGTGGTTTGTATTTTGCCGATGTCGAAAATTTCTTCTTTAACGAAGAAAAATCAGTTTTCTTTATCGCCATAATTAATTGTATTTATAAAATTCTTTAATTGTTTCTAATTTGTCTTTTGCGGATGCAATTTTATCAACAAGTTTATCCATTTCTTCTATGTGTTGTGGATGTTCTCCAATTCCAACGGGTGAAGTAAAATAAACAAGTAAAGATGTCTCAGCATCTGCCATTTCAGCTTCGTATTTTTTACACAAAGCGTCATACATTTTTTGTGTAATTTTGTTTTCTTTGTCCATGTAATTTGTGATTTTTTGTTAAAAAAATAAGAACATGGACACTTTGTCTATGTAAGTGTCCATGTTCGATTAAATATTAGAACGGCATATCATCGTCCGCATCATCATTCGCCTGTGGGTCTTCATAAGTTTCTTTTTTTCCACCTATGTTAACTTCAGATTCTTCAGAGTTACTGTAAACGTATCCTCCTTTTTCACTGTCCCATTTAGGGGTTTCTCCACGAGCAATTGCTTCAAGATATTCTACAGGTTTTTTAGAATACACGTCTTCCCATGTTAATTCATCATTAACCCAAGAATCAGATGTTTCTTTATCTTCATGGATTGGAGCTGGGTCATCGTACATTACAGTCTGAATTACTGTGTAAACCGCTCCTGTTGGAGTTTTTGCTTTAGTCAGCTCGAGGATAATGTCGCGACCTTTCTCAGGGTCTGTAATATCACCTTTAGCTCTCCAAATAGGAATAATTTTGTCAAGAATACCTTCATTCTTGTAATTGTGTTTGAAACGCCAAAACTTAACTCCGTCTTGTTCGTTATCACGGTCAACAACTTTTACAATGTAAAATTTACGAGGTTTATAAGTTGTAGCCAATTTTTTGTCACTGTCTTTTCCTGTAGCCATGAGTTCATCATAAACTTCAGTAAGAGGTGAGCGTTCATTGTCATTTTTTCCTGGGTCATAGAATTTTTGCCATTTACCATCCACTTGAACTTCGTGGAACCATACTTCTTTAAATGGTGAGGACCCGTCTTTTGTTGGTAGGATTCTTAGTCTTTTTTGACCTTGTTTTTCATTATCTTTGAGGATTGCCGCAAAGTATTTTTTCATTCTTTCATCTTGTGTCATTGAGGAAGAAGATGAGCCTCCTTTTTTTGATTGTTCGTACTGTGATAGTACTGCGTCTAAACTGTTTGTCGCCATAATATATAGATTTAAATTGTTTACTAATAATAAGTGTCAGCCTTGTGTTTGTCAAATAAATTCGGCCTCTATTTTTGAGGCCGAACTATTATTGTATTCTTTTAAAATTGTCAATTTCAGGTTCTTCGTCTCCAAATGCTCTGAAACTTCTTTTAATCTCATTAGGTGAATACCCTTCAACATCTTGTTGTGTTAAAACATACTCATTTTTTCCAGACTTTTCAATGTCTTCTTGTTTATCAACAAAAAAATCACTTAATTTCTGATTATAAGGTCCTGAATCTAAACTTCTTAACTCTAATTTTTCTTCAGGTGTCTTAGTTCTATATTTTTCAACCTTAGTTTCCAAATCATTTAATTTGTTCATTATCTCATCCATTGCGGATAATTTATTTTCCAAATCGTTTAAATGATTAAACAAAGTATCAAAATATTCTTCTTGTTTTTTCTCAACATTTTTTTGAGATTTAACCAAATCAGTTACTTCAATTTCTTTACCTTTCTTATCTGTTTCACCAACCTTTTCAACTTCAGGGTCATTGGCAGTGTCTACAGGTTCTCCTGCGGGTGGAGGAGGTACTGCTCCTGCATCACCTGGAGGTGGTGGGACTGCTCCTTCAGCTGGCGGTGGAGGTGGTGGTAATGCCCCAGCGTCTCCCTCAGGTGGAGGTGGTGGTGGTAAGGTGGCTTCTTGCTCGTTGATATAGTTATTTATTTTTCTATATCTTTCAAGTTCTTCAATAATCTTTAAGTCAACTTTCATTTTATATTAACCGTTTAATAATTGTTTAACTCCAGTTGTAGTTTCAACTTGAATTTTTTTATTTTTTTGGATTGTATTATCAACCCTTTCAATAAGTCCGTCTTTCATTCTTATGGTGTAACAGTCTCCTGTTTCCATATCACAAACTTGTTTGGTTCCGTCACCCATATCTTTTTCGGTAACTTTAGTATTTTTACCTAAATAGTTATCTAAAATTAATTTTGTACTCATAATATTGTTTTTACTATAAATATCTTTGTATGTTAAAAAAACTTATGGTGTAGGTGAAGGTGTTGGGGTAGGAGTTATTTGTTCCATAGATTTCCATATATCAATTGCTTTTTGGGCTTTAGCTTCTAATTGTGATAGTGTTGCAGATTGAGATTGTAGTTGATTATACATTGAACTACCTTGTGATGTGTTAGCTCCAAAGTTAATCGCCCAAAATTTAAATAAATTAGGACCGTCAATAGATGTTATTTGACTTGTTTTACTTCTCCATCTGTCAATTAAAACTTTAACGTTATTTGTTAAATCGTCAAATACCGCATAAGATTTTGTGTTACCATCACTTCCTTTCAAACAAAAATACTGTTGGTTATTTTCAAAATATTGTGATTGGTTCCCCCAATATTGATTTAAATCTATACCAGCGAAATTATTTTCATACGCCTCAAATCCTGTTGAATTTCCTGATTCAAGATAAAGTGCAACGAATACCGCGTATTTCAATTTACCGTCATCACCGCCAACTGAAACTAATTGTTGTATAGTTCCTTTTACAATACTATAAGCCAATTTTTGTGTTGTTGGTGTAATTGATACAAATTTAACATACTTCTCAGCCGTTGGGGAACATGTATTTGTTTGAGTAAACTCCTTGCCTCCGTTAGCATTAGATACCGTATTGTTAGACTGTGAAATCACGTTACCATTCGCATCCTTTGTTTTATCTTTAGATTTTTCTTTGTTTTTTTCAACAATTGATTTTAGTAAATTATTCTTTAAAGATTGAAGATAATTATCAATTTTAGGTAACGCGGCAACAGGTTGTCTGATACCCGTGAAATTAGTTTCAAATACCCCAGGTCCTATATTGTGTGTTACTTCTAAAATCATGTAAGGACCACTAAACATAGGTACGTATCTTAAATTAAAATACATCGTAGGTTGAATCATTGCATTACCCAACATCTGAACACTACAGTTGTAACTTCTGTTTTTATACACATTATATAGTGATAAACTTTGAGTCGCCCCTCCTCGATTACCCGCTTGATTAGCCATTTGATTTAAAACCTGTAAAGATTCCGCGGTGGCGACTCCACTACCTTGACTAACAGAAAAATTGGTAAATACCCCTTGATTTTGAGGTCCCATATCCACATTAAAACCAACAACTTTATTTGATTTGTCCCAATCATTTTTGTTTTTTAAATCTTCAACTAATGGATTATCACTCGCCCTTCTTAAATCAAAAACGTCATTTCGGTATCTGTAATCAACATTATTTTTTATATCTAATATTTCACTTGGTTTACCTCCATAAAAACAAACTAATTTCGCACTTGATTGTCTATAATCAACGGACATAAAAGTACCAAATAAAGTATTTGCGAATTCAATACTACCTTCAGCTCTTGGTTTTGGATTTTTAACTGCGTCCTGAACATTGTAGAAATTAACGTATGAAGGTATATTCATAACCACAAAATGGTTTTCAACTAAAATTGATTCAACCATCGCCATCATATCCGACTTTGGGTTAATATTTGTTAATCTATTTTTTAACTTGTAGATATCAACCAATATTTTATCCCCAATATTTCTACTCGCTCTGTCTAATAAAAGTACATCCTCAAAAAATGTTTTTGTACTAAAATCATTACCTGATATCCATTTATCATTTAAAGATTTAAAAGATTCCCATAAATCAACTTTAGTTGCGGGTCCTTCCAAATCAGATTCTACTTGTCCTTCAGCAACACTATTAACATTAGGTAGTGAGGTTTGTAATTTTGGCATTAAGTTGTTAATTACTTTACCGATAAATTCATTAATACCTAATAAGTAATTTGACATTGTTTCGTAAAACTTGTTAAGTCCTTCTTTTGAATTAGGATTTGGTACTTGAGGATACGTTGGGGCGGGTGAAGATACAAAACTTACAATATATTGTGTATCTCCCGTATTTGTCGCCAAGGCTCCGTAAACATCAATAATTGTTTCATTAACTAATTCTTGATAAAATGCGGTTGTAGGAGGTCCTATTGTCTCTAATCCTTCAAATAAAACAGTACCTTGGTTATTTCTTAAAACAGTATATTTCTTACCGCCCCCAATTTGTATTACACTAATTGTGTCTCCACTGTATAATGTCGCCAATGCAACACTTTGAGCTGGATTATTAACAGGTGGTTCTGTTGGTGGTATAGGGTCGGGTTGAAACTGATTTAATTTTTGTGTTGCATAAACTTTAATTATGTTAGAGAACTGAATCACATTATCCACCGTAAATGCAATATTTAAATCAACAAAAAAATCAGTAATATAAGAACCATTATTACTATAAACTAATTCAGGTATTTCTGAAAACCCTACATAGGTTTTTAATGCTGCCCACTCCAACGGATATTGGGTTTGTGAGTCACTCAAAGTAACAGACCCTCCGTTAGTTGGTAATGAATTAGGTGTTGTAGAAGTATAACTACCCCACGTATATGGGTCAGTTAATGGTAAATTAGAAAACGTGTAAAATAATTTTTTATCAAAATTACCAGGGTTTCCATATTTAAAAATTACATCATAAGTCAAGAAACTTTTTAAAATAGGTTGCATTCTTTTAATCTGTTCTTGTTGTAATTTTTGAACTATTTCTTGTCCTGTATTACCTGTGACAATAGGGACTTTCATAAAACTTCTAAACAACATTTGGAAGTTTTTGAATGACTTTTCAGTCTCTGTTAAATTTTCAGAATTATCGGGTTCGTAATCATATATTGATTTGGAAAAATTTAAAAACTCTTGTTCAAATAAGTCTAATATTTGTTTTTCAAACACCGACAACATCTCACTCATCTTGGTGTACTTAGCTTGAATCCCGTTAATCGAGAAATTTTCTTGGATTGATTGTCCTGAAAAAATTTCTTTCATATATTCATCGGGATTTGGTTTTCTTAATCTTCCATTGTCAAAATATCCATAATTTGGAGCCGCCCAAAATAATCTAGCAGACCCGTCATAGACTGCTTGGTTATCATTAACTTCAATTCTTATCTTATCGTTTACAAAACATTCATTTAATGTTTGATTCAATAAAGAACCATTTGATGGCATTATATAATAAAATTGGTTATCAGGTGTTTTAACAGTTACAGACCAAGGTATTATTCTTAAATCTCTATTTACATTACCACTATCAAATCCTTCAGGTAAATCAATTATAGCGTCTTGCACATAATTAATTGTTACCCCAGAATCTGTGATTCCACTTTGTATCGCAGAATCAGTGTATCCTGAAAAAACTTCATATCCTTGATAGAAGACATTAAAGTCATTAATTAATTTTGGGTAGAATCCTGTGTTAATTAAACTAGACAGTTCAGTACCAATTGTGGTGTCTTTTTGTAATACAATGTCGATTGGGGCTCCGTTAATAATTAAACCATAATTTCTTGTTTTAGCGGAAGTTGTTGGGTCGAAATTTGTTGTATAAGAAGTACCAGTCCAAACTGAATCCAAGATATCAACCTCATCATTAACAAACTTTTTATATCGGTGCCAAATAGAACCTATTTTTAGAATCCAAGCGTAAGGTACTTTGTGTATTGCACCAAACTTTTTAATCGCAGCATAAATGTAATCTAAATCAGTTGCAGATGGTGGAGTCGTTTTATTATCATCTTTAAATTTTTCTCTGAGTGTTGATAATGGTAAACTATTTAAGAAAAGGTATGCCGCTTCAACAAATGGATATTCAAGGTTATCTCTAAAATTATCAACCCCTTTTTGTATTGAATTTATAAAATATGGGGTATTAAAAATTGAAGTCGTTTGGATACTACTTACATACCCAGCATAATCAACATATTTTATGTCACCTTCAGTTGGTAATTGTAAATTGTAACCTCTAGCTTCATAAAATACTTTTAAATCTGTCGTATAAGTTACATTAGGTTGATTTACCTCATTATAAATAAAATTTGTAATAGGTCTTACTTTTTCAACCGATAAATCAGAAGGAAAACTACAAATAACTTTTTTACCTGTATCAAAGGTAAGTGTCTTAGTTGTGTTAAAACTGTTTTCGGATTTTAGAATTGTCGTACCATTAGCCAAATATTTTTTATCCCAATTACTATTAGTAAATGGAAAAATATCTAACATATCAAATTTATTTGATGTTGTTGAGTTATCAATATATTCAACAAACTCGTTTTCATTTGGTAATGAAACTAATGGTTGTGTATTAGTTTTATTAAAAAGACTAATATCTAAAAATTCAAAACTAGAATTTTCAACTTTATTTTTAATATATTTTGTATTGAATATCCCTCTAATGTAATTTTGCCAACTCTCCCCAATTCCCTGATTTGAAAACTGTCTTAGAATTATTGTAAAATTTGTTGCGTTAAAACCATAATCTTTTAATTTTTGAATTATAAATGGATTATCGTTAGATAAACTTTTTACAATGTTTAAATTTTCACATTCGGCTATTAAGTTTGTTATTTTATCGGAGTCAGATATTAATGTGTTAGTTCTTGATAATCTTGAGTAGAAAGATGTCAACAATATTCTTTCATATATTTCATAAAAATATTTTACTTCTTCTTTATTAGAGAATACATCATTACCTATAGGAAATTCAATTGCATCTAACGTAACTCGTTGTGGTTCAGTTGTTTCGTTAAAATTTGCAGTCAAATCGGCAGGTGGAAGGGTTCTTTCAACAAACCCTTTAATAAATTCTTCAACAAATTCAATTTC